TCCTCTGGAACAGCAAGCGTCAGGGCGTCATCTATGGCGCTTACCCCGGTGGCAAAGTTTCCGTACCAGGGCAATACGATTTAGAAGGTGATTTAAACCGCATCCCTGTCGCACCTGACTGGCTGCTGGCTGAGATGAAACAGCCGCCTAAGGCCATGATCAAACGCGACCTTGACTTCACTGACCGGACCCAGGATGAGGTCTGTCAGATCATCAACGATTGCCTCAAGGTCATTCCGACCCAAGGCAAAGGCAGCCGTGATCATTGGGTCAAGGTTGGCATGGCGATTCACTCCGCTCTGCCCAATGACCTCGGTCTTGTTCTTTGGTCAGCTTGGTCCTCAGAGGATCCTGACTTCGCCCATGAGTGGGCTGATGGTGAGAATCCTTGTGAGGAGACTTGGTACTCCTTCAAAGGCGCTGGTGTTGGCCTTGGCACCCTGATCTGGATGGCTGATCGTGCTGACCCAGAGAGGCACCGATTTTCGGAAGACACCAAAAAAATAGTCAGGGACGCTGAAGAGAAGAAAGTCCAGGAATACCGTCAGGCCACTCTCGACTTCGAGGAGGTCATGCGCCGTGCCAAGCGCATCCTTGAAATCGATAACCCAGCTGAGGTCAACTACAAGCTCAACTCTCTTGCGCTCCAAGCGGGCTATCGCGATCAGTCATCTCTTGAAAAACTGATTGTTGATCAGATCGCTTACGAAAAAGCACAATCTCTGATGACTGTTGAAAAGTTGATGGAGCTGGAAGAGAAGCGTGGTTACCTCATCCCTGATGTCTTGCCCCACCCCTCAGTCATCCTCATCTACGGCGCTGGCGGTGATGGCAAATCAACAGCGGCTTGGGCGCTTGCAAAGCACATCGCAACTGGCACACCATTCAAGGTTCGTGGCGCTGCCGTTCCAATCGAGCAAGGTCCTGTCCTGCTGCTGAACGGTGATCAGCCTCTGATTCAGCTCAAGGAACAGCTCATCGAAGCTGACTTCCCCATCACCTCTGACACCTACATCCAGACGGACTGGCAGCTTCAGCGCTACGCCCAGTTCATCAAGCTGATGGAGACCTACAAGCCCAAGCTAGTCGTCATCGACTCGCTGATTGGCTGCTCCGGTGGCAAGGCGTTTGACGAAAACAAATCAGACTTCGCCACCCCGCTGTACTGGCTCACCAAGAACAACGGTGATCTGTTCCCAGCCACCACGATCTTGATCATCCACCACGCCAACAAGAACGGTGGCTTCCGTGGCACCTCAGCCATCCGTGACGCCGTGGACGAGACCTGGAGCCTCAAGCGCCCAGAGACTGATCCGCAGAAACGTTCCAAGCAGCAGCAACAGGTCCAACGGCATGAACGGTTGATCGAGGTGGAGAAGAGCCGCTCAGGCCGCTCTGGCACCCATCTCATCCTTGGTCAGGACGATGACCTCAACTTCTACATCTCCGACTTCACGCCTGAGATGGATCCTGATGACACCGCTCCATCATCAGTTCGTGGTCGGGTGCTGAATCGCCTTCGGACGGCTTATCCCGAATCCCGTTCCAAGACCGATCTGCTGGCTGATGCAGTTATTGCTGGCTCTGCAGCTGCAATCAAGAAATCGCTCCAGCGGCTGGAAGCTCAACAGCTGATCGTCTCATTCGTCCCAGAAGGTTCTCGTTCCAAGGAATACAAAGCCAACCTCGCGTGCGGAGAGGTTCAGAAGGTGTCCCCCTTTGGCACGTATGCCAGTGCTGGAGCGGATTTTGATGGGGGACAAGACGAGGGGGACAAGCCCTTGTGTCCCCCTTTGATGGATGGAGCGGTTGAGATTGAGCTGACTCAGGAAGAACGGGGACAAATCTGATTGTCCCCCCATGGTGTCCCCAAGCACATCCGTTGGCACGACTGGCATTTGGGCTGTGGGGACACTATTTGACATCTATACGCGCGAGAGATGGATTGGAGCGAAATCTTGAAGCGCGGTGGCGTACCAGAACCGCCAGGCCGCAAAGAAGCGCTTGATGCGGCAATGGAACGGTCACGCGCCAGAGCTGCTAGGCCAAAGCCCAAGCCGAAAACCAAGGGCCGCAAGAAAAAGTCCAAGTAATATCACTGATGCGCTTGACAACAGTTGAAACACTGTTTAGGTTGTCATCACTGTTGCAACCCTCAACAGTGATAACGATCACTCATTCCCATGAATCCCGATCTCGTCAAGGCTGAAGTCATCTTCGTCACGCCTGAAATGGCTGCACAATGGCTCCGTTCCAACACCGCTAACCGCAAAGCCTCTCAGGCTGCTGTTAAGCGCTGGGCAGAAATCATGAAGGCTCACTCTTGGAAGCTCTGCTCCGATGCCATCGCCTTCGATGTCAATGGCGTCCTCATCAACGGACAGCATCGCCTGATGGCTGTCATCGAGGCCAACATGACTCAGCCCTTCCTTGTTGCCTACAACTTCCCTGATGGCAGCAAAGAAGCCTGTGATATTGGCAAGAAGCGCCAGCTTCACGAAATCATGACCATTGGCGGCTACGAAATCAGCCAGCTTCATGCTGCTGTTTGCAAGTTCCTCTTAACTCCCTGGGATCAAACAGGCGTCATGGTTGCCGATCACGATCTTCACCGCAATCGAATCAAAAGGCTTCACGTCTCCCTTAAAGACAAAATTGCTTTTATCGAAAGCTGCATCAACGGAAAAGAATTCACCTCCGCTGAAATTGCTGCGATAACAGCCTATGCCAAGTTCATCGATGATGAACCCTCCACTGCAGACTTCATCAACCTTCTGCAGCACGGAGTTCGTGTTGACAACACTCGGCAGCCTGGCGACATCGCTACCGTCCGCTACCGCGAATATCGCCTGACACAACTCGCAAAAGGTCACAGGAACGTAGGGATGAAAGCCTATAGACTCCTGACCAGCGTTGCTTTCAAACATGCACAGGAAGAGCCTGTGCGCAGGATTACACCCCTTGGCACGAACCCCTTTGAAGAATTCAGTGAGACCGTTAAATGAAAAAGTTTGACCCTAAAAGCGCAACAAGAATGGTAGGCTTCCGTCTGCCTTATGAAGAGACTGAAGCACTCAACGATCTGTTTGAAGCTTCAGACTTCAAGAAGAAAGTTGACTTCATGCGAGACATCTACTACAGAGGTCTCCAGTCCTACAAGGACACGCAAACTCCTTCTTAATTCAAATCGGGGAGGGCAACCTCCCCTTCTTTTCTAATGAAAGAAATTAAAACTCTCTTGCCAGAAGAGCTGATTGAAAGCCTTTCTGCTGAAGCCAAAGAGAAAGGTATGCACAGGTCAGAATTGATCCGTGAACGCCTGATGCAACCACCGAACCACCTCGGCATCACCACGAATGATTTTCACAAAGCTGTTACGAAGGTTCGTCGTCGATCCAGCTATGGTCTGGATAGGCAGCAGGCTGAAAGCCTTGTCGCCACTGTATTCAACGAACTCTTCCGTTCCAGCGATGGGGACTAAAAACGTTCATCTGCATTACTGCCAGATCGCTGACGAACACTGCCCTCTAGCAATAACGCGGTTCACCTCGTTCGACATGGACGACAAGCCGCTTGCTGTTGAACAAGTCACCTATGAATCCAATATGGATTACATGGAGCGGCAAGTTATCAACGCATTGCGCTGCAATGTAGAGGTCAGCATCCTTACTTCAACGCCAATTCATGAGTTCAAAAGACTGCATCACATCTTCAAAGATGACAAATGAACGTACAAATCTTCCGGCACAATGCTGAATGGATTGTACTCACTGAGTCCTACGCGCTAACGTTCCACCAAACTCTTGCTGGGGCGATGAGTCATGCCGCAACCGAGATCGGGGCGTCAAATCATCATGGAGCGTCTCAGCAAAGCGATTCAGCTTTCAACGACAGGTGATCTCCAACGAGCAGCGATGTTCTTGGAGCGTGCAAGAGAAGTCAGAGCCGGTTGTCGCACACAGCGAACAGCCTCTCGTTCCAATCAAAGCAGTGCGTGGAAGAAAAAGGTCGATAATTCCATAACGTGGTAACATCGGGCTTTAATGTATTAGCGCGTGGCAAGTAAGCACGGCAATCGGCTGCATGTCCAGGTGCTGTTTGAACCTGCGAAAGGAGATCTGTTTCTAAAGCTGACCGAGAAGTTTGACATAAAACCGTCTGTGCTGCTGCGTGACCTCGCCTACAAATACATTCAAGAGAACACCACTCAGGCTGCTTTCGCGAAAGCTGAAGCTTTTGATCAGGTCAAACGCCAAGAAGCTATCAACGCCAGAGTCGAGGGCAAGGCCAAAAAAGCGTGGGAAGCCCTTGGACTGGACAAGCTCACTCAGTCGGACCAAGACATCGATTCGTCAAACTGACCGATGTGACCTACTGCTTGTTTCAGCAGCTTGGCCTGATGCCAGTTGGTCCGTACCAATGAAACGCACAGCTGCTTCAGAGCATCCTCGTCACCGCAGTTTTTAACGTCTCGAACGGTACGTTCCAACTCCAACTCTTCTTCAAGGGTCTGGTTGACGACCATCCAGTCTGCCCAGCCCATTGGAACGCTCCAACGACTACAGGCTCATGCAAACAAAGACCCCTGCTCCATGCAAACAGGAAGGTCTCTGTTCCCCCACTGATCACCCATGGCAGCTGCTACTCCTTCAAATGTTCGACTGCGTTCCTTCCAACGATCAGGACCTGGGGGCATCATGTGAACCTTTGGCTCTCGACCCTCAACACAATTAGTCGCCCTCAGGCGAGGCAAGTTCTTTAGCCACAAACAAGTGGCCTTGACTTCGCCATGGCCATATTCCCAAGGCTGAATGATCTGATCTGGCGGTCGAATCGCAGAGCTGATCACGCTCACAGGATTCTCAATACACCAACGCTCAATCGGTGCATCCATCAATAATCGAACAAAATCAAGAGCCCGTTGCTGCCTGCCGTCAGCAATTTTTTCAGGAAAGTGCTTGCTGCCGCTTACTGCTAGATGCGTGCAGGGCGGATGAGCAACCATCAGATCCCAGCCTTGATCAAGAATCTCTTCAACTGGGCGCTGGTGATGCCACGTCGGATCAGCTTCACATTCCAGCAAGTCGCAGCTCCAAGCATCGTGACCATGACGCCGAAACGCATCACGGACACGACCGCTGTACTCACATGCGACTAAAACTCTCACGCCACACTTGGCATAACTGTTAAATGATTATTGTAGTGGCCCGTTTCCGCGTAGCTTTTCATTGGGACGTTGGACATCATGTGAAACACCATCTGACCGATCTTCAAGCCAGGCCACAACGGCAAAGCATGATGCAGCCGTTCGTTCTTCAATTCGAGCGTGAGCTTGCTTCCGTTCCAGCCTGGATCGCACCAGCCAGCGAGAAGGTGATTAAGGCCATCTCTTGCACGGCTTGATTTGAGTACAAATTGGCAGCTGATGTCGTCGGGAAGGTTAAACAGCTCAAGTGTCTCAGCCAAGCAAAACTCGCCGGACTGAAGCATGAACGGGTCATCTTCTGTCTTGTCCGCGATGTTGATACGCACCAGCTCAGGGCTATAGATGCTCTCCACCATCAAATAGTCACCCAGCCGCAAATCAAGGCTGGCGGGATTCAGCAGCTCTTCATCGAATGGGACGACCATTTGGCTCTTACGGCACCGAGCCAAAATCTCCCAATCACACAGAACTGCCATCCGAAGGACGCAAAAATCAATCCTACTGATCTTGCCTCAAAATCTTCTTCTCACTGTGATACGCACCTTTTTGGTACATCTCAGTCATGTCTCGCACCCAAGGCACCAACCAATCATTCACCCGTGAACACTGATCCCAATTCACTGGCTTGGCACATTGCACCACAACAGTCGTCCAGAACGCACTGATAAACGCCCAGATCCAGTACAGGTCACTCATTAACGAGAATCACCCATCCCGTTCCAGGGCCTTCAGCCTGCCAACGCTGGTAAAACGCTGCCTGCCTCACACGGACGTTACGCCCCAGATGCGGATTGCTGTGACCACCCTTCTCCATTTCGGGGTAGCCACGGGGATCTTGCATGATCCACTCTGGATCGTTGCTGTTCTTGCCTGCGTAACCACTGATAACGCTCCAATGACCGCAGCCAAGGCCATTGCACATTGGTGGTTCGCCACGAAGCATGTTTCCGGCGTGCAACCAGCCAACCAACACTGGTCTGCCAGCTTCGATCTCTAGCTCCACCATGTCAGCGTCACCGTCTTTGCGGAACTCAGCTTTCAGGCCAAGACTCTCCAACGCTGCGATCTGAGCCTCTACCGACGTGGTGTCTCCGTATTTCGCACGTATTTTGTTGTACTCATCATCCGTCCGAACCTTCTTGTAAAACGCTGCCACCATGGCAGCCGCTGAACTGAAGCACTCGCGATATCCCGTTCCAGTCTCATTGTCGAGCTGCTTGAAGTAAGGCATGAAGATCTGCTGGTCATATCCACTCTCCTTCCACGCCTGAAACCAATCAGCTTCGTGCTCCTCCAGTAGCTCCGCTGGCATTGACTCCTCAAGTTGTTTAATTGCAGCCAGCTGGTGGGGCGTACCACGGAAAAACTGGAAAAACGGCA